GAACTTGTAGCTGATGTAGCCGAAGCAGTTGCACTAGTAGAGGAAGCAGTTGCACTGTTAGCTGAAGCAGTTGCGCTAGTAGCAGCATTAGTTTCTGCTGTTTCAGCATTAGTTTCTGCTGTTTCAGCATTAGTTTCTGCTAATTCCGCTGCTGCTTGAGCAGCCTGTGCAGCCACTTTAGCAGCTTCTGCACTTGCTACATCTGCTTGAATTGCTTGCTCAATTGTACTAATCGAACCTGGTGTGCCTGTGGAAAAAATACCTCCACTTGATTTATCATCAGTAGATCCTAATTGACCTGATTGAGGTTGTGCTGGTGTTGCCATTATATCAACCCTCTCCCATTAAAGTTAACTTGTACATTACCGCCTGATGAATTCCGTTTCTTATCTTCTAGGTTAAGCTCTTCAATTTCGTTCATAAACAAAGTAGCATATTTAGTTGCTTGTTCGTCATCCTGTAAATAAAAGAAGCATTCAGCTAAAGCACCCATTAATAGTATTCTATCATTTTCGTCTCTTAACCAATTAGGAACTTCTTTACCTATAAACCAAGTTTCAGTAGCAGTTTCACCTGCAGGAACAGCGGCTTCAGTAGCATAAGCTCCTGCATTTGCGCCACTCGCTACAATCCATAAAGAGCTTGATCCGCTATCTGATTCTAAAGCAGAATTTAATAATCCTGCATCATAGTTAATAACACTAACATCATATTTAGCGTTTAAGGCAGGAAGCCTTCTATAATAATGTATTTCTAATTTATCAGGGCTTCCAAGAGAACCTGATATTGTAAATCCTGGAGAAAATAAAAGTATGTTTCCTTGTCTAGCCCAATAAGCATACTCGTTATACTTTTCTCCATAGTAATCGTTAAATGTTCTAAGATCTGTTTTTTCGTTAAATAAACGAGTAGTCATTCCGTTAGCATCAATTTCTCTAACTTGTATAAACTCAATAAGATCTTGAGGTATTGCAACTTCTGTTTTGCTAGGGATAAGTCCATTTCCAGCAGTAGTAGCTGCAAGTAATGAGTCTGAATCGTAAGTAACTGTAGCTTCTAATTTAGCTATACGTAGCTTACGATAGGCTTTATCTGCAGCGTAGCGTAAACAATCTTGTATTAGACTGTCGCTTAATGCTGCGGAATCTCTATTAGCCCAATCCCTAACTAGACTAACAAATTCTGCATACGTTCTTGCCATAAGAACCTCCTAATTAAGTATTAACTAGCAAATCAGGGTACTCTGTCATTAGGATCTTTTTTAGCTTAGTTAGATTACTTGGTTCACGCATAAATCCAGGATCATGAAGATCTAAATGATGCTCTTGAAGAATCTTAATTGCAACAATATCAGGGATCGTAGCTAGTTTTCTAAAACCATTCTTTCGAATTCCATAATAGTCTTGCTTTTCTCGTTCAAGTTTTGCGTGTTCAATGTATTGACTAATATCTTGTTTGGCTTCCCATTCGGAAGTATCAAGATCAAATCCTGCATTAATACCTTTATCTGCTCCTACAGTTTTACTGTGGAATTTAAATTCATTTTCTTTTGCCATGTCCTCACTCCTTAATTAAGCTGGTTCTGTATAGGAAACAAAACGTCCACTCTTACCTATGTAGCCTAATTGTGCTCCTGCTGGAGCAGTAGTTGGAGTTGCACCAACGGCTACCGTAGGTGTTCCAATATCAAGATGAGTTAACTTATAACCTGTTGCGCCAGACTGAGCTGTACGCCATACACAAGTGTCTGCAGGGTAAGTATTCCCGTTAGCTGTTCTAATAACTAGCATTTACTGTACTCCTTTTTGTTTAGCGTCCTTTATAGACTACACCGCCAGCAGATTTATACTGCGGATCCATTTTCATATTTTCATTAGACTGAGCAATTAAACATTTGCCCATTTCCATGCACTTCTTAGGTGTTGTACATCCTTTACAAGTCTTCATAATTTGCTCCTTTTAACGGCAATTAAGAATTTTACCGCCACCGCCTTTATAAACAGGATCTTCTTTAAGCGTAGAAGGACCTGTGAGTTCTCGATTCATTGGGTGCATTGGATCTGCGTAAGGGTTGTTTCTATACTTATTTTTACGCATAGATGCTTTACGCATAGCATCTGCTGACTTTGTTTTTACACCTGCCTTTACTTTATCCACATTAGCCTCCTTTGCCTAACAATTGACCTACTGATATTTGTCTTTGTTTTGGTTCTAAATCTACACCGTAAAATACATTTGGTTTGCCTTTACTATCTAAAGCAGGATTACCGTGACTATCTGTTACGTGTTTTCTGCTTAAAGGTGTTTTAACAGAATCTCTAGCTTGTAACTGAGAATTAGGTATTGTTCTTTGATCAACAAAATCTTCACCTCTGTTTAAACTACGATGACTTTGTCTATTAATCCTTCCTTGTCTTGCAATCTCATACCAAGGAGTTTTGCTTTTAAGATTAGGCTCAGCCCCACTAAATATTTTTTCAAATGACATTTCTGGATCAATAGGTTTTGTAGATACTGGATCAATAGATCTTTTAGATAAAGGTCCATTAGATGATTCTATTGGTGTCATTCTACTAATTTTAGTGTTATCAAGATAAATACGTTGACCTTCAAGCATTATAAAAGGGCCATCTTCTCCATCAAATACATCGTTGTCCAATAGGGTTCCTATTTTCTTAGCCATATTTTTTCTCCTTCATTAAAAATAGGGAGACCCCTAAGAGCCTCCCTACTTTAATTTTATTCGAGACCGTAGATAGCACCGCAACCTTTAGGATTACGAACTTCCAGAGTGAATTCTTCAACCATCATACCAACAGTTGAGTCACCCTTCTGGCCTACGTCTACTTCTTGCAGAGGACGCAGAGTAGCAATATTGAACCACATTGGATCATAAATCAATGCTGCAAAGTCAGCTACATCAGTAGTAGCAGCAAGGTTTGCAGGGGTAGCGTTTGAGTTAATAAACTGTACGCTGTTTGCAAGACCCATAATGTAGTTAGGAACTACCATAATATCACCAAAGTCAGACATATATACGTCTACTGACTGGCGAAGCTTACCTTTTTCATCAAGATTACGGCGTACCCCTGAATCACCAACCATTAGGTCAGAGAAATCACGGCGCAGCTTTGGTGACAACATAATGCTAGTTGCCTTACCGCCTTCCTGATAAATCTTCTGCATAACTTCATCAATATCAGACAGTGCTAGTGAACCATTAGTAGGAGCAGCAGTAGTAGTTAGCGAAGAACGTACTACAGCAGTACCGTCTGCAGTTGTTGCAGGGGCTGCCCACTGACCAGCATAGTTAACAGTGCTAGCTGAGTTAATAAAAGATTGGAAACCACCAGCAGAACGAGCAGTGTTACCTTGTGAACCTACAGCAGAGGATACGTTGAACGAATGAACCATGTCATGTTCTACGTCACGGCGAAGTTCAGTACCACGCTTTTTAAGCTGATAAGCATATTCATCAGCAATACCAGCCTGATCTACTGCACGGCGTGTGCCTGATACAGCAATAGTCTTACCGTTAATCTGGGTATAGTTACCAAGACGAGTACGGGTTGGACCACTCTCAGCAAACTTTGCGCCTACTGCAGGAGTTGCGGTTGCACCACCTGAAGCTGGCTCAAGGTAGTCTTGGCCTTCTGCAATACGAGAAGAACCAGGAGCTTCGAGAGTGTCAGTTTGCCATTCGTGATAAATAGCAGTTGCCTTTGTTTTGCCAATAGATGCAATGAAAGGAGTTTCATCACGAGTAATCATCGTGATAAAGTTGGCAAGATCCTCACGCTGTGAGACGTCTTTGCCAGTTCCGCGAGCAGGACCTGCTGGTCCACCAGTGCCGCGTACACCAAGAGTTGTAGTCATATTAAATTACCTCCAACGGTACTAAAGATTTAAAGAGCGTTCAGCAAGTCCCCGTAGGAAATCCATTTGTTCAGCTTCACTAGCCTCTCCACTAAGCGCACGTTGTCTTGTTTTTTCACTAGCCTCAACTTTCTTTTTAGTTATAGACTTAGCTTTTTTAACAGGTGCTCTTTTAGTAGATGCGACTTTTCGTTTTGCTTGACCTTTCGTAACGCCTTGTTTAAGGCGGCGATAGTCATCAACAAACTTAACAATAATTGGATCTGCAATTGTATCTAAGATTTCAGGTGCAATACCTTCCTCTATTGCAAATTCACGAATAGCCATAGCCGTTTCTTCATTAAAGTCAGGAATCATTGTTGGAATTGTTTCATTAAAGTAATTCACTTGTTCTTCCCAGGCTTTATTTTGTTGGGCTTCCATTTGAGACTCTACTGTCTTAACAATATTTTCTCTTTTATTTCTGGCATCCCAATAACGTTTTTGCGCTTGTTCGCGTTTATCCTTAAGATCGTTAACTTCATAGGTATCACCTTCTTCTCTAGCCTTTTCAATTTTAGCTTCGATATCATGATACTGTTTAGCAAACGCTTGTTCTTCTGAATATAGGACAGCGGCAGAAGCCTTAGTGACATTTTCAATTTCACTTAGCTTAGCTTGATATTCTTCTTCCGCTTGTTTTCTTGCTTCACCTAATTCACGACCCTTCTTTGAAAGATGTTGTTCAGTAGAGTAACCTTTTATAAGATCACCAAAGGATACTTCCATCTCTTCACCGTCAATTTTAACGGCTACTTTAGCATCCAAGTCAAGATCGTCCGTAGAAAAAACTTCAACATCTTGGGTAGACTCGTCATCCTCATCTGATGTTTCTTCTTCTTCGTCTTCTACTTCCTCTTCAACTTCTTCAGTATCGTCTTCCTCCAACGCTTCGGGTTCGTCTTCGTTGGATTCTTCCGTGTCAACTTCAGGGATTTGTTCATCGGGTAGAGATTCTTCATCTAGGAA